TCTTAAAGATACATTATATCTCGAAGTCCTCATCAACCCTTCGGTTTTAACTAATGCGACGAAATTCTTTAAGTTACCGTTCTTTGGTTCAGCCATGTTTAGCCCATTTTTCTAAGTGAATCTGCCCAGACTGCATCTTTAGACGATCCCATAAATCTCTCAACTGGGAGCAACATTGCAGTAGCCCAATCATTTGCAGGAATTTCTCTAAATGGAGATCTTACATGATTTAGCAGATAATGTTTAACGCAAGGAATCGCTCCATTATAACGAGAGACTCCATCTATAAGTGCCCAAGAATATTTGATTCTTGTAGTTTCGTTCATTTTATCGTTACTCTTAAAAATCATTAAACGATCCAACAAACGAACACGAAGCTGATATGGTAAATAATGCATATTTAAACCTAAGAACCCACCTTCTACCTTTCTGAAGGGAAATACCAAAGGAAATCTGTCATAGTATGGTAGGGTGTCTTTTAGTTTTGGGTCATAAAAATACATGTAAAGTTTACCTGGAGTGATACTCGTTTTTAATTGCGATGTATCACCCTGTAACACTTTAGGTGGTGTTATTCTCTGTTTATTTAACAGTAAAACCTGTTGTTCAAACCAACCACGAGACTTTTTAGCTGCAGTCTTTAGATCGTATTGGTTTTTCTCAAACACGTCTAGTAATGTTGATGGATTTTTGGCCATATTATTATTTAGGCATTATAAGCCAAGTTCGTTTTCTGTAATGATTTTAAATTCCCATCCACGATCTTTGGCGTATTCAGTAGCTGCTTTCCATTTAGCCTGATTTTTGATAAACGTCATAGATTCAGTTAAATACCTTTGAGTCTGGCGTCCTGGGTACTCGGGTGGTTGGGTTTGCTTAAATGGCTTAACTTCAATAAGATACGTTTTTAATATACCATCTTTTTGTTTAACCTGTATCTGAAAATCAACGAAATACCGATGTATTTTGTTATCTGTGGGACATCTATAGGGAACTATAGTTTCCTCTGATCTCCATTTAATAACTGAGGGATTTTTATCGCACCAAGACGCAAATCTGGTCTCCCATGAACTTCTCATAATTATGTTTGTTGGATCCCCAGCATATTTTTCTGGAAATACTGGTTTGAATAATCTTTTGTGAAACATGCCTAAATAATATGATAATCGATCAACTATTTAGCTCCAGGATACAAATATGTCATACACAGACGAGATGGGTGTTAACTATGGCGAAGTTGCCACGGAAATGAATGGCACAGCTCCATCTAAAGAAACGTCAAAAACGTCAAAATCACAACCAGCTGTTCCACCAAAAAAATTATCTGGTCCTCTATATACTTCCAGAGAAAGAACTACGTTCAGTGACAAAACATATAATATAGAACAACATTCATATCCTGAAGATATTATGAGTTTCCAATATGGCGGAAATTATGTAATTTTTTATATTAACGTAGCTGAAGATTCTAAATTGTTTAATGATAAAACTGTTCAAACTGTAGCTGATGTACCAGCCAGAGATAGAGGTCCTACTATCGCGATGAACGAAAAATTATATGATGATCCTAGAAGTGGAAAAGCAAAAATGGCTTTCACTGGGATAAATGCTGCTGGTCAGGCTATTGAAGGTGCTATGGCTGGTGGGCTACTTGCTGGAAAGGGTGGTGCATTAGTTGGTTCTGCACTAAATGCTGCGCCAGCTGCGATTGGAATTGGTGCTGCAGCAACTCAAGCAGCATCTGTAACTCGTGCACAGAAAAGATTAAAAACAGCAATCGCTTTACATATTCCAAATCAATTAAATATTCGTTATGGCGTTTCTTGGGGTGAAGAAGATACATTTTCTTATGCAGCTGCAGCTGCTGGAGCAGAAGCAATTCTTAAAGCACTAGAAGGTGGTGGAGCCAAAAACCTTGGTAATGATGCTGCAGCAATTGTTGGAGCCATGGGTTTAAAGAGTGATAAACAAGGTGCAGCTGCCAGCGCAGCTTTTGGTCTTGCAGCAAACCCAAAGAAAGAACAAGTATTTAAGAATGTTGATTTTAGAACATTCCAGTTTGACTATCAATTCTTTCCTAGAAATAGTGATGAAGCCAAAAATGTAATGAATATTATCTATGAATTTAAGTATCATATGCACCCAGAGTTTAAAGATGATAATGAATTTTTGTATGTTTATCCATCTGAATTTGATATAGCATATTATCAAAATGGACAAGAAAATCCAAATTTACATCGTCACACTTCTTGCGTACTAACAGAAATGAACGTAAACTATACACCGAATGGACAGTTTAATAGTTTTGATGATGGTATGCCGACACAAATTAATATAACATTAAGTTTCCGTGAACTTTCACTTCTTACTAAAGATAAGATTAAGGATGGACTATAATGTACTTCGAAGATTTTCCAAAATTTTTATACGACTTCGAAATAAAAGGTAAACGCAGAGCATTTGTTGTTACTGATATAACAAGAAATATTCGTTTCCGTAGAGATGTTCTAGCAAACATAACTGTATATGATGAATATGATGTTATAGATGGTGAAACTCCAGAAATCGTAGCAGAGAAAATTTACGGCGATGCTCAATATCATTGGGTAGTTATGCTGGCCAACGAAAGATTTGATTATAGATCTGATTGGGTAATGGATTATCCAAGATTGTCATCTTACATCGAGGACAAATATGGCAGTGAAGCAGATGAACCGCATCACTATGAAGATGATAAAGGTAACATTGTTCATTCTTCATATCCAGGTGCTGCTTCTGTTTCTAATCGTCAATACGAAGAAGATGTAAATGAGAAAAAGAGAAGAATTAAAATAGTTTCTCCTCAAATATTAAATACAATATTACTTAATTACGATGAATTATTATAATGCAAGCGAAACAAACATTAAAATTTGCTGGTGATGTATCAGTAGGTAGAATCAGGGTAATATCTCAAAGCGGATTTTATCAGGATATCGCCAATCAAGTTGCAGGTATTCAAATTTTTGAAGATCTGTTATCTCCGTTTATTACGGGTACATTAATCGTCAAAGATTCTCTAGATCTAATCAACCTATTTCCGTTTGTTGGTGAAGAATATGTTGAACTTGATATTAAAACACCAACATTAAAAACAGGAAATATCTCTGGAAAGTTTTACATCTATAAGATGACAGACCGAGAGATGCTTAAAGATAAACAGATGGTTTATCAGTTGCATTTCACCTCCCAAGATGCATTAATTGATTTGAATAAAAGTATTAGTAAAACTTTTACTGGAAAAATATCAGATATTGCAAACACACTATTAACAGATAAAATTAATGGTATACAATCAAAAAGAAAAAATGTTGTTGAAGAAACTTCTAATGAAACAAAGTATACTTCAAATTTTTGGTCGCCTATTAAAAACTTAATATATTTGACGGAGCACGCAAGCAATAAAAACTATTCTCCAAGTTATGTGTTTTTTGAAAATAGAGACGGATATAATTTCGTATCTTTAGAATTTCTTTATAAACAACCTATTATTGCAGAATTTAAATTTGATAATTACGTTCGTGACGATCGTGCACTTAGTGGTAGCGTTAAAAATTTAGAAGAAGATTATAAAAGAATTATAGGTATTAAAATTCCTACAGGAATAGATTATATTGATAGGATTACTTCTGGTGTCTATGGTTCTAGGATGTATACACATGATATCGCATCTAAGAAAATATCAAGTAATAACTTCGATATGTTAAAGAACGCTAAAAAGCAGAATCGTTTAAATCCATTTCCTCCTGCTTCTAAGAAAGTGATCTATCGTTATAGTTCGACTGTTATGTTCAAACCCAAATATTACAACAACTTTTCAAACTTTGGCGATGTCACAAATACAAAAATTGTTCAAGAAAGAATATCTCTACTAAAACAAGCAGAGTCTACTAAAATACAAATCGTAGTTCCAGGTCGTTGTGATTATACAGTTGGTAAAAAAGTTTATGTTAAACTTAATAAAGTAGAACCTCTTAATAAGAATGATAAAAACACAACTGATAATATGTTTTCTGGAAATTATATTATATCAGCAATAAATCATTTTATTACAAAAGAAAAACATGAAAGCACTTTAGAGTTGATAAAAGACTCTTTATTAATTAATCTTGATGGGGCGAAATAATGCAGTTATATACTGGTGTAGTTGAGAACAGATTAGATCCACTAAAACTTGGTCGTTGTCAAGTTCGTGTAGTAGGTATTCATACAGACGATAAAACTTTATTACCAACTGAAGATTTGCCATGGGCATATCCAATGCAACCAGTCACTTCTGCTGCGATTAGTGGTTTGGGATACTCGCCAACTGGTCCAG